CGTCAAATTTTCCGGTTAAACTCTATTCCTGAGAACGAATGGTCTTTTGAGCAGACAACGCTTGAAAGTCCATCTGACGTTGGGCCTCTGAGGATTCAAAGGCGTTCGCCTTATCGGCCTGTATAGCGTTCCAGACGTTTTGGTCGTAACTCAGGTTCGCATTCGCTTGATTAGCGGCAGCAGCAGACTTTCGCGACTGGTTAGCGCTATACATACCCGCACCGGCAGAAACCGCTAACGCAGCGGCAGAGAAAATAGGCATCGCTTGTTCCTTTCGACTAGCATCTGATCGGCAATCGCAGCCAGGTCGGAAAGACTCTGGCGCGATTCGACCGGATTGCGTGGGTGGTACTGCATCGCAACAACGTTAGCGAAGAACATATCCCAGGCTAATTGATCCGAATCCATAGAACCCCCTTAGAAGTGGTCTATAAGGCCGGGAACACCGTACACCGGCATCGGCCTGGTACAACGCATCTGGATGTAACTGTCGAACAGGAAATGCGGTTCCGTGGGCACTGCAATCACCCGATCAATCGGCGGATTCTCAATAATGAACTGTTCGTCCAACACCGGTGCATTCGCGAAATCCTGAGACAGATGCCAAGAATCGAGCGACTGCGCGTAATTGGAACGGAACTCGCCGGTGATCTGAGACGGTTTGTAGCGATACTCCGCATACCGTTCCTGGTAACCGAATACCTTATCGTCGTCAGCTGACACACCAGAGGCAAAGATTTCCTTTTGCAAAACCGCCTGTTCGCCGATGTGGGAGAGCGCCGGCCAATAGAAATCGAACCGAGTCTTACGCGACCACATACGGTTAATGCCCTGTTGATACGTCAAATCCGCACGTACCGACATAACGCCAATAATCAGGCAATGCTCAGTAAAAGAAGAACTAAAACCATGACCAGAAAAAGCAGACATACCGTAAGCGGCAAGATTACCTTGCGGCGTCTCGGCATAAGAACCTGTCGGGGAATACTGTGGAACTGGCTTGATATTGATCGGTTCACTTGATCCGCCCAGGTATTCCGGTCGTTGAAGTCGCGCATCGGGAGAAGTCACTCCAAAATGAGATTTGATAAGTTCGGTATAACGCGTACCACCTCGAGCATCACGTTCGAAAATTTTCTGAATCTGAAACGCCTGGCGTAGCGAATTGATTGTTGCAGCCGTCGCAAGACTCAAGTCAGCAAACAGCCCGGAACCACTGGTCCCCGAGGAATACATCTCCATTTCGTCCGTCGCAGGAGCTGCAGCTGCTTTGACATTATTGTTCGCCGTCTGAATCACCAGGTGCGACGCCCAGGTACCGTTAACGTTCGCAACATCGAAGCGCCCTTTCACCGGCGCTGACGTACCGAGAGGAATCTGCACACCGGGACCCTTTTGCGGCCAAGGGAGCGCACTTGTGAAGTAATCGTGACGCTTCCCGCGCCTTTGCAACGTATAGCCAACAGAAGTATCCGGGCCGTCACCGGTAGGCACCGGAAGCGAATCCTGCAGGTTTTGGTCCCTATACCATTCGTTCCAGATCAGGTTGTATGCACGATGGAACAATGCGGACACCGACAGATTGGGGACCGCGGTAGGAAGTCCGAAATAGTCTTCCAAGGAGTTAGCGACCCAACCACCGGCCGGCGCAACGATCTGAGGGATTGTGTAATCGGTGGAGTCGCCTGGGTTTTTCTGTTCACCATTGAATTTCTGCCAGTTATCCCAAACCAGACGAATCGGTACGCTAAAAAACTGCGTATCCAGGTACATGTTGTCCATGAGCGGAACGATCGGTGTCGCAAGACGCGCAAGAGCCGAAACGCGGGTGTTGAACGTATCACCAGGTAGAGCCTCATCGACCAGGAAGGGAACCAAATAACCCGCGTCAAACGTGGTTTTGTACCCGTGGGTGCGATCAAACGAAGAACGCGGAATATCAGCTTTAGGAACTTGGCTGAACGTATGTTTCATTACAGAACGCATGGCTTAAGACTCCTTGGAAAAATCGCTACCACGAGCGAGCAGAGAAAATTGGTCATCCGGAGAAAAGATACCGGTCTCGTCCGACCAGCGACCAATCGAATACAACTCATAATCCTGCGGAAATTGGGCAATAGCACCATCGCCGCGAACAGCAGCCGAAAAGTCACGAGTCGCAACCACCGCCGAATGGGAATAAAACGGGGTCGACCACAACTTAGCTTTCACGTCGTACACCGAACAAACGAGTTTCATATTTTTCCTTTACGAAGATTGACACGCGCCTCGAGACACTCGAGGCGAGCCTTTAAACGAGCCGGGGTTTGATCCTCCCGGTGTTGCATTGCTTTGGAGAGACGGCGGCTTTTGACCGCCTGCAGCCCAACTTCGTCGATGCGCGAATACTGCTCATCGTAGAAACGCGGGGGGCTGCGCTTCTTGCCCTGTAGGACTATGAAGTCAGACGGGTAAACGTCTGATTGATGCTTTTCGAACCAACCGGAACCGATACCTGGCTTGAGTGACATGATAGCGAACTCCGGCGCCCTGGTTCCGTAATGGCCAGCAGCCATTGAGCCGTTGACCTTTTTAATGCAGTACTTTGCAACGTAGCGTGCGCTTTGCACAGTGACCTTGCCAAAGAACGCGTGTCCTTTGCCCCAGATGGAATCGAGTAAGTCAGACGTAAACAGCTGATCGCCATGCTCATTTTTCGAATGTGGACGCTTGTCCGAAAAGTCGATGCCGAAGATAACCGCATGATAATGCGCCCTTTCTGAAGTGTCCCCGTATTCACCAACAGCGAAGTAACGAAGCCTTTCCCGGTGGTGATAACGAAGCCGTTTGATGAAATCCTGAAAATCCTTTTTCACAAGTGTATTCCCAGGTGGTAACTGCTTGTCGGAGTAAGTAAGGGTAACGAACTGAGACAGATCGTGCAGCGATGCTTCGTGAACGATCCGCGTGGCCCAATCCTCGGTACGATCAACCCGACAGCCGATGCACTGACCGCAGGCAACCGTAACGCGAAGATCGACATAGCCCTTTTTACTGACAGATATCGGGCTTAGGCATGGCATTGGTCACAGCCGGATACCACCGCGCATCGGATTCCCTGCGAAGTTCTTGCGATGACTGCGGGAGGCACTGGCACTGAATTGTTTCCGGCTTGCTGCGCCGTTCATTTTGTGGCGTTTCATGATGATTTCGTCCTTCCAAAAAGAGACCCAAAACTAGGCCGATGAGTATTTGTTCCATGATTTCCGAGAAATCCTGTCACCTAGCACAGTTAAGAACAAGGAATATAACTGTGCTAGATTTTTGTCAAGCAGTTTCGCTTGACTCTGGCGCGCTCCGCTTGCCGGCCCCGCCACTTCCGGCTTCGCCGGAGGGTGGCGCGGCAGGAGTTAGGGTTTCATTAAGCAACCCCATAGATTGAAGTTCAGAACGGTTAGAAGGATCAGAGACAAAGGCGAGGAACTCGCCAGGATCATTCCCGAACCGGGAACGAACCTTAGAAGGAAGAGCATCAAAGAGGCCCTGGGCCTCAACAAGCGTGTTTTGCATAGACTGAAAGTCAGGGACAGTAGACGCATCCAGGTATTGCGGCGCCGTGAGCGCCAAGTCCGGCAATTCGCCGGTAGATTGATAGCGCGACATGATCGTATTAATGTCGCACTCGTCCTTAAAGGACTGTTTAGTCCACCGAGAGTTAGGTGGGAACGATAGAGAGTAAGAATGATGATGATTAGAGAGAGATTGATAGGGAGAAGAGAGATTAGAGAGTTTAGGGAGAGAAGAAGAAGACATAATTAGCTCCAAAGTGGTTACTTTTTCGAATGAGTGACAGAACGGGGAATGAACGAACGGATGATGTCCCCGAATTCTGATACAAGAGGATGCGCCTTAAGAATCTGCGTAAGATGCTTGTCCTCAAGGCCTTCCATGGTGCGCGCTTCGACGTTCAAAACACGCCCTTCGGCAGTTTTGTTATGCACGTCTTGGCGTTTCGATAGACCCGACCAGTAAGTTTCATAGATTTCCTCGATAACCCGTTTTATTTCAAAGCGGATTTTCTCGGTTTCCTTTTCGGTCTTGCCTACAAGCGCTTCCTTGACTTTCGTATCCTGCAAGACGTTATCAGTCGTCGCTTTTATCTGGTCGCGCTGAATTTCATACGTCGGCGTCCGTGCGCGAATTTCCGCCTCATTGGCTTCCGCCACTTTCGTATCGGCAAGCGTTTTGGCAGTACTCAAAGCAGTGTTAATTGCCGGGCTAATGTAGTCCGGCGTAACGCAAGCTCGAGCCGTAGCAGCTTGGCCCGACGACGCATGTCCTCGCGCCATCGCACCGCTAGCAGTGGCACCGGAAGAGGAAGCCCCTGAAGGCGTAGAAGATCCCATTCCACCGGTTCCCGATAGAATGGGGTTAAGGCCGGCTGCACGTAAATCAGCAACTTCCCGTTGATGCGCCGTAGACGAGAGACGCTCCTGGAATTCCATTTGTTTCGCGTTATACCGAACTTATCAAATCTCATTTTGGAGTGACTTCTCCCGAT